TTCCAAGGCTTCCAACAATCGCCCCTGTTGGCTCAGTGCAAAGTGATAGCGTGATATTAATGTAAAAGTTAATGCCAACGGCATTGTACAAATACACGGCTCCGCACAGATTGTTGCGTAGCAAAGTAAACGCAGTCGTTGTAGTCGGGGCTCCTCCGCACAGAAACGTGGGAGTAGATGTACACCGGTATGTGCCAGATAACGAGGCTGGAGGGTTAGCCCAGCCGCAACACGGCCAAGGTTTTGGCAACGCTGTCTCACCTTGAGAACCCGGAAAATTGTAGCATGTAAACGGTATCGTAGTCGGCATAAGTCACCCGTAGGTTACGTAAAGAATATTGCCGACGCACTGGACACTACTGACCGCTCCTCCGCTTCCTCCACCTCCAACAGCAAACTCGTACATCGCCACTACTGATCCACCCGCCCCTAGCGGAGTGGTGTCTGCGATGATGCGTTTGTACAAGACCACGATGGTGTTTGTCGCCACGCTAGACGAGCCATTGATTTCGGAGGCGTATGCGGCCGTAGACGTGCCAGTGCGCCCTCCAGTGACGACCTCGTAGCCTGAGCCGTCCAGCAATGCGCGCACTTCTGACCATGTGTAGAATGTAATAGCCCCGATTGTAAAGGAGCCATTAATCTTGGCGTGAATCTTTTCGTCTGGAACGTAACGGACGGAATATCCACCGGGGATTGTGTTAACAATTGTCTTTGGATCAGCGGATACAAGTCTCATGTTATTGATCCGGGTTGGCAAAAAGGAGCGAAAACGGGAACGCTGGGTACGTTGGTTTTCCCGTGTTTTGATTGACGGCATAGTACCACTGGGCCGTCTGAGGATTAAACAGCAGGTTGTGGCCGTATGCCACATCGTTGCCGGTTGCGGCAGCGTAAGCGATGGCTGGAGGTTCATCTCGCTCTAGCATCTGGAACGTGATGTCGCACAGTTTTTGCTGAGACGGTATGTACCCACCACCCGCCGTCTCAATCCATTGAGGAAAGATCGGAGTGTAAACTCTGTCTACCGCCGCTCCCAGCATCAGGAGCGATCCGGCTTTATGATTATTCCAGTCAAAGATGTTGACGTGACCAGTAGCTCGCGCAATAAACGAGTTAGGGCTTGTAATAAACGTATACGGCACCTCGTAAAACTTGTATTCAATCTGAGCTGACCGGATTAGCATACGGAGCTGTCCGCCAGCTACGGCTTTGTCTTGCAACGTAACTGTTGGTGGAGGTGTCGGGTTAGAGTCCATCTTCCAGATCATCTGACCGTTTTCTGCGGTCAGAAACTCACTGGACGGTGTGCGTCTGTATTCGGTGTATCGTCGAAATTCCTCAGCGTATTCCTTGATCTCGACAGCACCCGCCTCAGTAGTCCAAGTTTCGGTAAACGTCTTGATTGAAGAGTCGGGCAAAACGGCATACGGCCTAGCAGTAAAATCTAACGAAAGTTCGTAACGTTTGTATCGTGCGTAATAGGTCAAAGGTGGGGCTTCGGGCTGAGTGTCAAAGAAGACGTCTTCCTCAGTCGCATCAATCTTGCTGTCAAATTCCACGCCCTCAATGTTGCTAATACGCTCACAGAACAACCATTGCCAGTGCGGATGCGCAACTGGAAGTTTGCGCTGAATTCCGGCTAGCAAAGGGATTGCTGACCCCATTGCTTCCTTGATTGCGGACTCCAGTTTGTTCTCTGTAACAATCAGTTTCATCGAGGCCCGTGCGCCCTCGCTCAGACTAAATCCTGAGTTGCTAACAGATCGGCTGGCGATCCTCTCTGTGGCAGCATTGATGTTGTCTAGTGGTGGCATGTTGTTACCTTGCGACCGCTGGTGCAGGAAGAGCTGGAGCTACTGGAGCAGGAGCCGCCACGGCTTGCTGCACTTCCATTGCGGCTTTCATTCCAGCTTGAACACCTTGGAGAATAATGTTTGGAAGATTGGCCACGTTATCCACGGCTTTCTTGTTTTGCTGCTCCTTCATTTGAGCTTGGCTGCTAGTGGCCGTAAATGCCTTTAGGATCGTTTCTCGACTCAGGTCGGCTATGGACTTAAACGCAGGATTTTGCGCGGCTGCAAGGCCCTGTGCGGAGCCTTTGCCAGCCTGAGCCTGTATCATTCGATCCATCTCAGCGTCTAGCCCTCCCAGTGAGTCGGCTAAATCTTTCATTGCTGGGCCGAGATCAGAAGGCTTAACTCCAGCTTTTGCTTTGGTTTCCAAAGTAGCCGCCGCAATATCTGCTTTGTTCTTAGCTTCCGTGTACTTGGTATCTTTTGACGCCTCATCTGCCGGAACTGCCTTTAAGAATTCTGCACGCTTGTTTAATAATGGTTCGTTAAACAGTTTGTTTTGTAGCTTTCCAAGTGCCTCAAGTTCACCCATTTTCTTTTTGATCTCAGGGCTTTCCTCTCCTAATCCCTGTTTTTTTAACGCATCAATTTCTTTCATCATTGGAACCTTGATGTCCCACTCAATTCTTACGGCCTCGTCTCTCCGATCAAACGTGCCACCAAGCATGCCTTTTTGTGGGGCCATTGCCGTTGCCGCACGCTTAAGCGTCTCAGACAATGGGTCGGCTTTCATCGTGGCTTTTTCTTGTTTTTGTCTTTGAAATTGAAGATCCATTTGCATACGATTCATGTACATTTCAAGCAGCGGGATTAGATTTTTGATAGCTTCGGCAAACTTGTCAATGTTCATCAGGAGGAAGTTGCCGATTGTGTTAGCAAGCTTTGCAAACACGGGTTCTAACTTTTGCAGTATTGGTCGGAGCGTGTCGGCAAACTTGCGAATAACACCGGTAACAATTTTGACTACTGGGAGCAGGGCTTCGCCAAACACAGCCATCAGGTCGCGCATCGCCAAGTCAAACTCAATCATCGCTCCGGGGTTAAACGTGTCGATAGCTTCACGAATGCGGCTCATTAGGTCGGGAATGGCCCCCATCGGATTGATTAGCAGGTCAGCGATGGTAGACTTGACGTTCTTAAAAGCGTCTTGAATCGCAACCTGAGGGGCTTTCATGGACTTAGCAATTGTGGCCACGTTGCCAAAGATTGACGCAAACACCTCAGCGATCATTTCGATCTGTATGGCGACGATCTCCATTGGTGTTCCAATAGATTCAATCACCTCTGCAATTGCGTCTACGATCATGCCGAAACCGTTAACGATGGCAATAACCGGCTTCAAGATTGACGTAAGCAACTTGAGAAGACTTCCGAATACTTTAAGCACGCCCACGATAGGGGCCAATGCGACACTGAGCAGCACTTTAAACGCCTCTGCAATTGGACGAACCGCATCAGAAAGTGCGTCGAATACATCTTCTACTGGCTCAAGTGCAATTGCTACAGATTCGGCAGCAATAGCAAGCAGTTTTGCTTCCACGCCAACCGTGTTGAATATGCCCGATAGAGTCGTCAACGCTGTTTTTAACTCGGCCCCAATACCTTTAAAAACGGAACCGAACTGGTCCATCACGTCTTTAATCGGATCAGCTTTTGATTCCTCTTTAGGGGCCTCTGTCTTTTCCTCTGTGAGAGCAGCGGTTACAGGAACGGTCGGTAGCACGGGTTGCGGCAGTTGCGGCGCTACAGCGGCCTCTGGCAGCACGGGAGCAGCAATAGGGGCGGGTGGCTCTGGTTTCGGCCCGATGCCAAGAGCGTAGTCTAGGTCTGGATTGTATCGTGGGTCCACTTTTGGCTGAGGCAACGGTACAGAAGGAGGCTGAGCTTTCTGTACAATCGTAGTGACCGGAGCCGCACTGCTGGCTGTAGTTGAACCAGCTAATGCGGCCGCTTCTTCAAGCGCACGGGACACAGCGTTGAGCTGCTGTTGGTATTTATCCAGTGCCGTAATTAATGGCTTGAGCCCACCTGATGCGGGTGGGCTTCCTCCGGCGGCAGATATGTCAACCCCTCCCGCCATGTTTTGCTCTCCAAGAGGTTTCCAGTTCTTCCAGCTTGATCCCTAGCGCCAGACCCATGTTTAAGAATTGCGCCTTCTCGTCTACCAAGTGCGTCTCTCGCTGGCTCGATCCAAACGATCCGGGTATCGGGCGTGCCCTTCCGTTCTCGTCTCTGTCCTTGCCGTAAATCCTCCAGATCTGATAATCAGTCAGGTCACCAATCTGGTCGATGCTCAGTAAATACGGCTCGTCTGTCAGGCTAGCAAAAATGGCCAGCGGATTGATTACGCGGATGCCTCGTCGCCCGGAAGAGGGTCCGCATTCTTCCGGGCTTTGGGGAAAGATTCTGAGAACACCTGTCCGATAATTTGCCCGACTTCTTCGGCGTGTTCCATCAGCATGGAGCTTGCGTCCTCAGCCGGAATGTTTGCCAGCACTCGCAACAAGGCCTCAAGCCCGGAGCTTGAGGTCAGGAAGGTGCGGCAGATTACACCGCCAAACGAAAACGCACCGGAGCTGATTCTGTCCATGTAGGCACCGTATGCGAGTCGGTACTCCTCGTCGCTCATGTCCTGTTTGCTGACGGCCAGTTCGTTTCTTACTCGATCTTGGATAATGCGCTCCAAGGCCGACTTTGACTTTTGCGTCAATAGTCCAAACTTGTACTGCTTGCCACCGATCGTCGCAAGGATCGGTGATGATTGACCGCCTAGACTTTGACTGACTGTCCCACCGCTCATACACACCTCAGAACATAAATGGTTCGGTATTCATATCCGTGCTAGTCGCATCAGTAAAGTTGCCGATGCATACTGCACTAATGGTACATTGTACGACGCCCTTGACATCAGTCGTCAGGTCCATTTTGTCGATCAACACCTGTAGCTGGTACGGAGGACATATTTCTTCTGTCTCATCAAGGTACAGAAACACCCTGATAATGTGACCGGGCATGATGGAATATCCGACTGAGTTGCCCAGACCAATCACGTCCGTGCGAGTCGGGTACGGCCCACGCATGGTCACAGTTGCAGTACGCATGCCGACTACGCCTCTGTAGGTGCGAGAGTCGTAGTCGCTAATGTCCACACGTTCGCCATCGACGGAGAGGGTCCACTCCGTCATGTTGCCGATCTGGGCCACGTTGCTATCCTCTGAATAGATAACAACGGCAGCTTTGCGGCCAACGAAAAACATTACACTGTGATTCCGCTAAGGGTGCCGTTAGACGTTGCGCTGTAGCTGACCTTGGCCACGTCCTTGACGCTCTGATCAATTTTAATTGACGAGATGCGAGCGGTAACCGTAAACGATGGGGCGCCTACGACAGACGATACGGCCAATATAAACACAGCACTGTCGCCAGCAGCCGCTCCGGCGCTACCGTCATATGGACCGCTGGCTGATATTTCGGCGGAAGCAATTCCGGCCTCGTTGGCCGTTACGCCTGAGGAGCCAAAATTAGTTACGTCAATAAGGTCAACCTTTGTATCCATTGACCAGTCAGTCAACGGCTGCGTCGTGCCGGCAACAGAAACTGACCCTAGCTTTCCTGAGTAAAAAGGCATGTTACTGTCCTCCAATTAAGGCTAATTCATACGTCCCAGAAGCCGCACCACTTGCATTGGTGATTTTGATAGTTTTGGCTGAGCCCGAAACCGTAAAAGCAGAGCCATCACCGACCAAAAAGAAACCGCCAGCTTTTACTGTTAGAGTCGGAGACGTGCCACCTAGAAACCACGTCAACCCGTTGGTGGCACCGGGTGAATAGATCATGTCCGTTGTCGTAGCTTTCATCATGATTGCAATAATGCCTGTTAGCGTCAACGATTGAGCAAGATAATCCGTTACACCCTGCAAGTCGATGGTGACGCTTGCTGATGCGGCAAGCGTTCCTGAGACGGCGTAGATGCGATTAAATGTAGTAGTACTGGGTGCCAAAGACGCCGTTATCTTGTCCGGTCCCTGTTTGGTTTTGACAAATGCGGTGTTGGTCTTAGATTGCGACCAGTTGATCTCTCCAACGACTCCACTAATGTCTACGCTCATGTTGTGCGCTCCTCTAGGACTTGGTAGGTGACGCTCATGCCAGAAACATCGTAGTTCGATGTGTTACCGGTGACTGTTTCAAACGCTGGCTGCATGTCCAGTTCCATGCCGATGATATTCTCAATATCGGGCAACGTTGGCTGATACAAAGCCTGCCTGATCTGCTGCCTCAGCAGGAGCCAGTCGCGCACGTCCTGCTCGAATAAACGATTGCCTGCTTGAACTAGGGTCACTTGCACCGTGTACGAGTAAGCGACCTGCCGGTTAAACGCTTCAAGATCAATCTTTTCGGCCGCTGGCGAGATGATAATCGTAGGAAGAGTGTCGGTTTCCAAGTAGATGGCACGTTTGCGAACTTTGATGTGATTGTCACCCATAACGCCCACAAGGCGTTGTTTGATGCTCATCAGGATGTCCCAGTAAACACTCACAATGCGTGCCCTGCGTCAGCCGTCGAACTGATCTCCCACATGTTTTGTACCACAGATTGTACTACCGAATCAATTCGGTACCTGCGCCCATATGCATCAGTGATCAGGGCGTTAATTTCAGGCGCAGTAGGACACTCTTGAATCCACATGTTCCACTGAGTCGTTGTGCCGTATGCGGTCAACGCTCCGGCTCCTCCGGTGTCCAGATTAGCTGGCAGCCTAAACACTCGGAGAACGGTTGACGTGACGCCAGAAAGGTCGGTAATCGAAACGGTCTCTAGATTATCGAACACTAGATGATCGCCAGCAGGAGTCCAAAAGCTGGACGGCACCACCCGTGAGGTTAGCACCGTAAATCCACCAGTGCGCGCCACCGTAGACGCTCCGGTGCTTTCCCAAACGTATGAAACCGAGCCAGCAGTTGCCGCCGTGTAATTAAGAGTGTAGCTGCCGACTGTAGGGTTATTCAACTCAGGATGAGTGCCGTAGACGTAAACAGTCGGCACTCCTGCCAGCGTAAACGTCAACGTCACCGTAGTAGGATCGACCAGAGCGTTTGCTGGATTGCGAAACGTGGCTGCAACTCGGATAGTGTCGCCGACGTAATAGGTGGACATCAAGGCGTCTCCGAGTAGAGCGATGTGTAGTCGTGGCACGATCCATCGCTGCCCAATCCAGAAGTCGATGATACCACAATCTCGCTCGTCGTGATCGGTGCAACCGTTGCCTCTCCTAACACGATGGAGCGGATGACGGGTGGAGGTGGGGCAATCAGGATGGCCCCGACCCCTGACCAAGCAAACTGTCCCGTCCCCACGCTAATTCCGCGAGCGTACGTAAACGCCGTCGATTGTCCGGTCAGCAAAAACTGGCCCGTTGCTCCCAATGCAACACGATTGCAATAGAGGCCAACTATTTCCCCAGATTCTGTAAAACTTCCTGAATTCGGTGCGACCCGCCTCGAAGTAATAGTGGGGGCTGAGATACCTGTAAGAGCGAAGGCTCCCGTGCTAGACGAAACGACATAGCCACGGGGGAAGTTAGTGGGCGTGCCCGTCAGCCCGAATGAACCACCACCACATACAAATTGACGACCGTAAACGAGCTGAGCTAAAACACCAGATAATGCAAAGCTTCCTTCCCCAGCCACAACAGCCCGTCCGGCTCGGAGGCCAGCCGCTATGCCAGTCAGAGCGAAGGCGCCAGAAGTGGCCGACATGTTGTAGCTGCGGGAAAGCGCCACCGTATTCCCGGTGAGCGCAAACGTGCCCCGTGCTGCCTCTATAGAACGCTCAACTCTCAAAACGGCTGGATACCCAACCAGACTAAAAGAGCCTGCCTGAGCGGTCGTAGTGCGCAATAAAGCGGCATTGTTGCCGGTTAGCGTGAACGTTCCTTTGGCGCATACGACAAGGCGTTGAGTAGTTAGAGATGCCGCTACGCCTGTCAACGCAAACGGCCCAATAGTGGCCGTCAGGGCGCGTGTAGTTGCAAGTTGGGTGGATTGACCAGCAAGCGAGAATGTGCCTGCTGAGGACGAAACGACATAGCTGCGAAGGAATTGATTTGCTATTCCTGTCAGGACAAAGTGCCCGGTAGCCGCAAACAGGGTCTTGGCTGTCGTCTTGACTAGGTTGGCATCGTATCCGGTCAGGGCAAACGTTGCAGCCGATGCCGTAATCGTGCGAGTGGTAACTAAGCGGTTGGCAATGCCTGTCAAAGCGAAAGAGCGTACTGCACCGGTAATAGTGCGAGTGGCTTTGAGGCCCGCCGCTATGCCGGTCAGGGCAAATGATCCAGTCGTCGCTGTGACTACACGTCCAGCTTTTAGCCCAGTGGTTATTCCTGTCAGGCTAAATGCGCCTTGTGCGGCCGTTACCTTGCGTCCTAATGGCAACCCAGTCGATTGACCGACTAGGCTAAAAGATCCGACTGATGCGACAAGAGTGTAACTAGCGGCCGTTGATTTTGTTAATGTCGCATCAACACCCGTCAGCGCAAATGATCGAGTGTCCGCAGTTACTGTGCGTGTCGCCTTTAATCCCGATGCGATTCCTGTCAGTGCAAACGAGGCAACGTCCGCCGTCATGGAGTAGGCGTTTGATGCCGGATAGGACGTGGCTATATTGTAAACTAATCCGCCCGGAGAGGTGGGCGATGTGAAAACTGAGCCTATACCGGCAATAGTAAAAGGATATGCAAACAGATACGGAGACGTACTTTTTCCAAAAAAAACGGCGTCTTCCTCTTTGGCAAATGCGAAGGCGTTTGTGTTTGTTCCGCTTGTTGATGCCGTGCTAGTTCCAAACCCAAGTGACGACCATGCGTAAACCCTACCACCAATAGTACCTATGCTTGCAAACCCTACAGCCGTCTTTGAAATTGCCATTTCTACGGAATAACTTCCGCCATTCATTAAGACGCCCGGATTAGCGTATTTAGTGCCAACACCTGTACTATCAGACCATTGATATACATGAGTATATGGGCTGCTTCCATGAGCTATGCTCATGTATTGATCATTTAAGTGAACCCCTCTAGTTCCGGTTCCACTTATTCCACTAAAGGATGAGTATCGTGTTCCAAATCCAGATGCCGACCATGTGTAAATATTCGCAAAAGGTGATTGGCCAGATGTTACGGCGACAGCCGTAGAGGTGCCACCAAGGTTGTTGTAAGCAGAGGAGGACGCATTCGGTGGCAATGTAGCCGGATTAGAATACGCTGTGCCAAATCCCGTAGAGTTAGACCAAGGATATGCTGATATAAAAGGCGATCCATCGCCTGAGAAAAATACATTTGACCCGATTCTTGTTACCCCACGCCCAAATCCTAAACTGGGACTGGTAGCGCTAGTATATTTAGTCCCAAAACCAGAAGCGACAGTCCACGCCCAAGCTTGCCCATTGTTGAGGTAAACTGTGGCGTTGTCTGGTGACGTGTCTACTGATACGCCTATCTGTGTAGATAGAGTTGCCGGGTTAGCATATTTAGCCCCCCAGCCGGATGCTGAAAAGGCATACCCCAAAATGTAAGGGGAGTTTGATGAGTTGCAAATTACATAATTGGCCATCGCTCACCTCATACTGTGGTGCGTGCGGCCTTTAGTTCAGCGATAATTGTGCGGATCTTGTTGATGTCAGTTGCGCTTGCCACGGCAGACACTAGCATCATTTTCGACTTGTTGCACTCTATTTTTTCTGACCTAATGCGAAACCTAAGCTCATCCCGAAACGCTAGTTGACTCGCAAGATCAAGATCGTCATCGTCAGCAATCGCCTGCGCCAGTTGATCTCTTCCCATGCCACGATACGGAAGGAGTCGCTGGGGCCACGGGTCCTGAATACAGGCCGCAAGCATGGCGGAATAATTATTGATATTTGTTTGGTATTGGTAGACTTCCTGCTCGCGCATCTCAATAGCTTGAGCGAGGTTCTTGTCGTGTTCGTCCTGAGTGACGCCCCCGTTTGGAGCGTCAAACTGATTGCCGTTACCCATGTCGATCTCAGGCATTACTTCGTCCTCTTTGCTTGTTTTCCTTATGTTACGCTTTGCATCATTTGCAACATAAGGACGGCAAAAAACAATCTTATGCGATTGTTAGCACGCCGTTGGAGGCGTCAAAGTCGATGGTAAAGGTTTCGGTGTCGGCCAGCGTGATTGACGACCCGTAGTCGTAGTAACCGATGACGGCCCCTGATGCGGTTGAATTGTAAAGGACAACATAGCGGAATGGCCCAATACCGCCAGACGTCGCCGTAAATACGGTGTCGCCTAGCACAAGCTTGTACGTTCCAGAGGTCTGAGACGAACTGGTGATTGTAGGAGTATTACCTCCTGCCGTGTAACCGTTCGCAGCTACGGGAGCCGGATAAACGGTTGTGTTCCAGACGGTGTCGGTCGCTGCTGGTGCCGTGTTAGTCAGGGCAACTTTTAACACGTCTGAGCCAAGATTGTGTACCTTCTCGGCCACGTTTTCGACAAAAATATTGTACTTGTTAAACGTTGCCATCTCAGTCCCTCATAAGTTGTGTGGTAACAAAACGTAAAGGCATTCCAGCAATTGCCTGCAACTGTGGCAGCATATTCCTGAGTGTATGCGAAAGACCCAGTCGCTGGTAAACGACTTCTAGGTACGCGCCATACCATGCGCGCCTGCGAATTCCTACTTTGATGTGAGCAGTTCGCATGACTTCTTCAAGAGTCGTTTTCGGATCGATTGTAATTGCGTTGCGTAGCATGCCGGTGTCTGCCCGTGGATATTCTCCGGGGCTTGAACGTCCTGTCACACGTCTGCCACCATTCCGCGTGCGGACGGCCACTACAGGCTTACTTAAAAGGACTTTGTGGCGGTTGACTAACAGGACGGCAGCAGACAAGAATCTTGCCGCCTGCTCCTGAGTTAATCCGCCGTTAGTGCCGCCACCGGCAAGATCAGAAAGTGCTTGAGCAGCCCCGACTGAGATGTTAGCCATTAGACGTTTACCATGACGTAGGTGAGATGCCCACCGATTACCCCAGCGGTGCTAGTAGTCGTCAGGATCAGATCTTCTCCCGCAATAGTTTGCAGGACAGGCAACCCACCGGACGGCCAGTTGTCCCCAAGGTGGATTGCAATGTTGCCATTAGCACCCATGTGCATTTTGCCACTGAGTGCCGTGGTTGCAGAGAACCATTGCGCTTCAGCGGTCGTTGATGAACTCATGGTATACGCCAACACTCGTATTCGCTTTCCTGCAACGCCGGTAATGACTACGGTGCTAGCGTTGCCAGTGGTAGAAATGATAGCGGTGTTCATGGGCGTATCCTTGAGATTCGCTGGTACGGCCCAGCGAGAGTTTGTTGCGTCTGTTGCAGCTTTGTAATCTGCTCAGTCAGCATGGATAAATAGGATGCCCAAGAGATTGACTGACCGTTGACGGAATAGTCCGGCTTAGGGTTTGCCGTAATATCCTTGATCTGCGCGGCGATCTGATTGATGGCCGCGCCAAGATCGTCAACGGCTGCCATTGGTCACCTTTTCCACAATGATTTCACGGGACGGGCATAGGTCAAACTTGTCCCTGTATTTGTTAGCAGCGTCTTCCTCGTTCCACGCTTCAAGCGTCACTTTTGGAAGGTACATGAACGAGGCACGATAAACGGACTGAGCCTGCTCAGCAGAGTCAGGCTCAAACGCTTGTTGTTTGCGCGACATAGTCGCCTCCTATCAAACCTTGTTGCGAACAATATGCCATGGGGACCAGACCGATGGAATGCCACGCTCGTTGGCAAAGTAACTGGCCACAATGCCCCGATCCAGCATTTCATACTGGTTTGGCGCAGACTGAGCAACACTGAGTGGATAGTTCTGCATGTAACGGAATGACTTTCCGCTTTCAAGCATCCACCAATATTCATCGGCATCCGACTGGCTGAGTGCGAGGCCACCATCAGCAGCAGACGCCGTGCAAACCTGCTCAAGCAGAGGGCTTGACAGGATCTGGAATTGACCAGAGTAAGGGTTGCTTCCGGTGACGCTGATGTTGAGCGGATTGCTACCCGTCTGAGTCGGCGATCCTGTTCCGGTCCTGCGCTCCGTGCTAGTAGCTTGCAGGATAAGGTTTGCCGTCGCAACCTTAGCGGGATTGACAAGGATCGTATTGGGCATGGTTAGGATGCGCTTGCCGGTGCCGGGGTCCTGCATGCGCGCAAACTTCAACATGTCAGCCTGAATGGCTGTCCAGTCGTTTAGTGGGTTGCTGAAGTCGTTGAAATACCCAAGGGCGCCCAGCGAAGTCGAGTAGGTGTTGTACGCTACACCGTTGTAATTGAAACTGTTGCTAGCTCCTACTACGAGTCCGAGGATTTCAAGCTCACGACGGTACGCAAGTTCCTCTCCGACCGATCCGGCAACGTTCATCAGGTCGCCAGTAAGATCGTAGAAAATGGTCTCTTTGTAGACGTCAACAGCGAGTGCGTTTTCACGGGTTTCTGGTGTCTGCACCCATCGCTCGTTAAACTGAGCTCTGGTATGCGCTTCACCGGGCAAACGCTTCTTGCCACGGTCGCCCAGACGATTGACCCCGATAATCTTCTGACCGTTGAGCTTAGTCGGCTCTGCAGGGCAAAGTGCATCGCCGATAAACGCTGGGTTCTTAAACGCTTCCAAAATCTTTACTTCTACCAAACCGCCAACAACGGAGGTAAAAGTATTGATATTTAAGAACGCAGTTGGATCAACACCAACGCCCGTTGACTCAATCAGGGCCCTGCTGCCACCGGCTGCTTCGACCAGCGAGCGAGCCGTGGTGTAGCGGCCCAGTTCGCGGCTGTCAGGGTTAAATAGGTTCTTCCAAGTTGGCCCTACGATGGCTTCGCAAAGCTCCGCAAGGCTGAAATCTTCAGCGCGCAGGTGACGATCCTTAAGGATGCGATTGCCAGCAAAGTCCTTGTAGTCGTTGCCTGCCTTATCGCATAACCCAAGGCCATTCTTCATTTCGGTCAAGAAACGAAGGCGGCCGTTAGATTGCTTTGATCGAGACTCAAACAGGTCGCGAAGCTTAATCGTGTTAACACTCATTCTATTCCCCTTTCGTTAAGTTAGGATCCGATGGTGGCGTACCACGCCGCTCCGTCGCAAAAGAAGATTCCGGTCTTGGTTGCCGCCACCGATCCGATGGTTGTTGCGCCTGCGTTTTTCACCGTGAATGCGTGAGTTGCGGCCGCATTGTTTACCACGTAGAACACCAAGCCCTTGGATGATGCGACGGCTGGGAGCGTCACAACACGGGTGCCAGTTGGGACACCGACTTGAATGGAGGCGGAAGCCACGGTCAATGTGGTATCGGCAGCAGCGGCCAAAGTGCCGGGCCCTGCAACCTGACCGCTACCAACCTGTCGTGCGTTTGGATTAGCAAAACTAACTTGGTTCTTTCCGAGCAGTCTCACTCGCACAAGTGTCGTTGCAGTCGAGTACTTGTTAACAACGTAACCGATTGCAAGATTTGGCTGTGATACCGCTACCACAGATTGGTCTGCAATGTCACCCACGGCCCCTGTAGCAGCGGAAAGCACGCCGACTAGGTCTCCGCACTCAAACGTGGCCGAGGCGCAGGTAGCCTCGTATACGACGTCTGTGCCGATCAGGATCCCAGTGATTGGAAAATCGGGATACCCAGTGGTTGTCTGAGCAGCAATGCGGCCCTGTTGAGCGACTCCGACAAATGATGCGGCAATAGTTGCCTGATCAATTGCGGCCGTTCCCGAGCCGGTTGCTGCGCTAAGTGGCACGGCTGCTGTACCGTTCCAATAGAGCAGGTCGCCGATGCTAATCTGAGTCGAAGCAGGGACATTCAAAACAGTGGTTGTAATACCCGATGGCAAAACAAACCGACTTCCACCAAAAGTGCTGCCCATTATTTACTCCTTAGGATCTGAGCCAGTTGAATACGTTGTCGCCCGTGTGAACCTTGCTTTCGGTCATTGGCATCATACTACCAGACGACTTTGGTTTGCGCGCCTTAGCTGCTAGTTTGATTCGCAAGATGCAACGTCGCTGTGCAATTTCAGGAAGCAACCGAAGATCTTTGTATAGGCCTTCGGTCAGCGTTACGCCATTGTTGCGACAGAATGTGTTTAATCGACGGCGCTTACTTTCCATGGGCATCCTATCCTCTTCGTTGTTGTCAACTGCTTCCTTAACTAAAGACTTTGCCCGTTTTGCTGCATCTGGATAAGACAAGCCGCGATGCAAGCCTACGTTTATTGCGGATTGCATCTTAGGGGACTGCTTTTCAAAGTGCGCATCCCACTCCCTAGAAGTTTTACCTACGTTATCCGATGAGCCTTCCATGGCCATCTTTTCTTCGTCATCTGAGTATTCTTCTTCGGTGTAGCGGTCTTCTGCCTCAATTGCCAATTCGTCGTCGGCTTCGTCCATTGGCATATCGTCGGCTTCAGGCATCATTTCATCTTCGTCGTTTATTGACTCATCAATATCCCAATCGCCTGATTTGGCCGCAGACAAAGATTTTTCGGCGTCAAAACACTTTTGTTTTGAATCCGACAGCAAGTTGCCAATATTATTCAAATACTTCTTTAATTGTTTTCCGGAAACATGGTTGCTCAAATTCGACACTATCACTGAAGCATCATGCAACTTCTGCCTAGCCTCAGAAGCTAGGCTGTCTGCCTTTTGGACCAACGGCTTAACCTTGGCAGCGTACTCTTGCTTGCCGGAATCACTCGCTTCAGTCATCTCTTCTTCCGAAGGATCCTCTACGGGCATGTCTTCGGCTTCGGTCATCATTTCATCTTCGTCGTTCATGTTTTCTTCCTCAGAAAAGTTTTCCGATCCATCGGCTCCGGGGTGCAGCATGTGAACAAGATCTGTTTTTACTTTGTTAGCAACGTTAATAGCATTGCTTAGGTCGCTTCTTATTTTCGTAAACTTTTGCTTAGTCTTTGGACCTACATCATTGCTTTTGATAAAGTCACTAACTCCAGCGTTTATGCTATGCATTTGCTTTACAGCGTTTTCAAATTGTTTTTCAAGGCTCACGATGCTACTAGATATTTGATTTGACTCAGTCATCTCTTTGTCTTCGTCGTTAGGCATGTCGGCCTCCTCTATTGTTTTTACAATCTTTCCTCCACTCCATTCATAATGCATTTTTGGAGAAGTCCCAAGAGTTGAGTAACTTCCCGATTTTGGGCTTTTAGCAATAGCCAAAAGTAAGCCGTAATTGTTCACATTTTTTGTATCAGAAGTGCCACCGTTTGATGAGATGGTGGTTTCTGCTTCTTTTGATAAAACAAGGACTTTCTTGCCGCCTGAAATTTGATATGTTTTAAGATTCATCTTCCATACGTTTGCGCGTGAACTTTTATTGTCTTCGGCTTTTGATTCTTTAGCTTTCATGCGTGTGCGCGCCTCCCGTAGTGACTTTGTTGTGGCTGGGTCCGCTACTAAATCAACGTGTCGAACTTCCACGATTGAGTTTACCACAAAACAGCCATCGTCGTCTTCTTGCCCGTCGCCCTGCGCATTGTGGGATAGTCCAAACGTGTCGTTCATGTCGTTGCGTTCTGCCGCTTCGCAGATGCGTTCAGCCATAGGGTGCGACTTGAGGAACATCAGGTCGCCGTAAAGCCCTTCGCCTTCGACATACTTGACGTTGATCAGTTTGCCAAAACGATCTTCTGCGTTGCGAACGTCGCCCGACTCAGCCGGGTGATTGATGTTTACCTTGATGCCTTCGTATAGGCTTTTAGCTTTTCGTACCGCTTCGGGCATATACTTGCGGTTGTTGTCGCTGACAAGACCTAGAATTTTGACGCCACGAATGATGCCTTCGTCTCGATCCACTTCCATGGCGGCGGACGATGTGACTGCCTCGATTGTGCGAATGGTTCTTGCCATGTGTACTTTGTACCTCTATTGCAATAGCCGTGTCAACTTCTGCGACGTTTTTGGCCCTTCCTAGCCTTTATTTTTGATCGTACTAGGTCAGCGAACCTTGAGCCGGTTGTCGATCTGCTAGGCCGTTTCTTGGGCTCAGGACGTTTTCTTGTTGCTGGTTCGGCTGGAAGATATCCGTACGTAGTAATTTGGCGATGCAATTCAGAACGGTCAGCAATAATGTCGCTGACACGTTTGATTCTGTCAACTCTGCGCCGTGGTGTCTCTGCGACTATTTCGTTGTGCGGTAACAGTGTTCCTGACCGTGGATCGACCATCGCTGCCCACCTGAGTGGTTCTCCGGGTTGCAACTTTTGACGGGCTGCGGCCATACGACGCGCGCCTACGGCCCAACGCCTTTCCGCTTCGCTGGCGTGATCAAACCATCGGTCGTATGTTCGTGGATCAGGGATGACTGACCCAGCAACGTCGGCGAATAATGCTTTAAGTGCGGGATCATCTTCTACCGCTTTAGACGGCTGCATGACCGCTGATAATGTGCATCGGCAATTATACGCAACAGATCCATCTTCCTCGATTGGTGGCCGTGGCATTTGAAGCATAGACGGCTGACCGGGCTCCGGATTGCGATAGTAGATTGTGCCGTGTCGAGCCGCATGATGCGGGCGAACTCTCCAGTCTAGAATTGCGTGAATCTGGTAACCGATGACAAGTGGCCCAAGATTCTCGTACATGGCTAGAGTTGCTTCGGTCGATGCGCGTAGTGATTCCGTGCGTGAAATCCTTCGGGCCGATGTCATGACATTATCGACTACTGGTGCCAGCCGAGCAGTCAATTGTTGTACCGATTCACCTTGGAGTAGCGCCAGCGACACTTGTGCGGCTAGTACGGCAGGCGGTGCCAATTCCGATTGAGAAGCAAATCGTTGTTCCCAGCTTGTGCCGTGTGTTGGCGAATACACAATGCGATCGACATCTTGCTCGTCGTCGTTTGGGAGCAGCATCGCTTCGATTTGTGCGCGCTCGGCTGGGGTAGCACGGCGGCCTTCAGTTACCGGCACAATTGTCCTGTTGGCTATGTTGGCTCTGTTGCCTGCCAACGCCAGATTGATGTATTCGACTGGCACTGATCCAACTAAGTCTTTGGCAGTTTGTATGCGCGATTGCTTTACGATGCGTCTAAGAGTGTCGCCTGTACCAGCGACTGCGGTCTTGTTGATCTCCGCTAGTAACCCAGCCAGCAAGTGTTGCGTATTAAGATTAATTGGTCGTTCAGCCAACAAGGCTTGAATCTTTTTCCAAATGCCTCGAATCTTTCTGTCAATAATGTCTGCGCGTTCGTCAGACTTTACAAGCGTATCTACACGCATGATTCCTTGTCGAGCCGCTATGCGTGATGAAACGTAATTCATAGCCGATCCCTGATTGTGAAGTCGCTTGCTTCTTCCGTGTTTTCTTCAGGCTGATCGTCTTGTTGTTTAGGCGCAACCTGCGGTGCAGGAGCAGGGTAATCGGTGCCGCTATCCTCCTGAGAAACGCTACTGGTGTTACCCATCTGCTCGGCATATTCCTGCTGATTTGTTATCTCGGTGTCCCAGTCAAGTCCTAGCTCTTGCGCAACAGTTTGGCGTGATTTGATGCCCAGCGTCACATAGGTCTGGTTTGCGCTAGCCGTGCCACTTGCGTCTTGAACCTCAAGCTGCGGAGCGGTTGCCACGATGTCAATGTATTTCATCGTGGCCTGCGGAAGCTTTCCAGCGTCGATTGCGTTTTGAATGACCGCACGAATCACTCGTAGGAAAGTTCGCTCGTACAGCTTTTGCAGCCGTTTGCAATGGCGCAGGAATGGCGACTCGGCCGTCATGCTGGAAGCATAATTGTTATTTGAGGCGTCGGCGCTGACTAGCCATTCTGGTGCGTTATGCCGATTCCCTGCGCTGCGTAGCAATGCCTGCATAATCTCAAGATGCCCGGATGAATTAGCGGCCGCTGGTGGTGGCACGTAGTTCATGCCTTTCGGAATGTCCATAAACGTGCCGGACTTGATCTGCTGAAAGTCTGTGCCCTTCTGTGTGACTGGGCTGTACTGAGTGTAATCGGAAGCGGCATTGATGAACGTATCGACCTGCCCAACCGATGAAGCGTCGTGTTGTCGCACACCGGCAATTGCTGCTTGGACGGCTGCACCCTCGCCTAGATTGGTTCGCAGTTTCGTGGCTGTAGCAAATGCGTCTAACGTGTCGTAAGAGAAGTCGGATAGGCCGCGTTTGATGTTTCGCTTGACGTTCACCTTCATATGGATCATTTCATCGGCTGGCACTTCCTCTGCTGACATTGGATTGCTCGATCCATCTTCGCCAGCAGATGCAACGTATGCGACCGAGTAGCCCAGAATGTTGCACACATCGTCAGGGTCGGTTTTGATGCCGTAAGAAAAGTCGTACAAGGAGCCGCCGGGCGGCATGAATACTTGCTCAGGCTCTACGACCCGCACCATCGTGCTGCCGTCTTCTTGTGCAAATAGACGCAGGAAGAATTCGCCGTCTTCTCGTGAGCGAGTAAACAATTCCTGTTCCATTTCCGACCATGCGTTTTCTTCGACAAACTTGTCGATCGTGTCTTGGATGCGAACCATGATGTTTTCGGGCACGTTGCGGTTTGGCTTTGCGACCACATCGTACTGATACCCAGAACCAATCACGTATGAACAAAGGCCATTAACCAGCCCCTGAGCATTTGGGCTCATCGTGGCGATCAGGCGAGCTTGCGCACGAATCAATGACAGTTGCTGCTCGCTATACCAAAATGGAAAGTTTCCGCCGTAGCGTCGATCAGTTGGCTGTGTAATTGGGTAGGCCATCTGGCCGCCGTCTTTGTAGCGTGCCAGCAGGTCCACGTAGGACGACAACCAATAGTCTGAGTCGGCATACGATTCAGTGAGTTTTACCTTGCGCTGCAAGTGATTGATGCGGATTTGTTCTTCAAGGTTCTCACGGATTTGTCGCGGCGATTGTTGCTGCGGCCTGTTGCCGAACAGTCGCTCAAACCATGTAGTCATACTCCAACCCTCTTAACGATTCTTGAGTGACGGCCGTTGTATAGGTCGATCATAACACGCAGCGCCATTTCAAGCGAATCGGGGCCGTCGTCGTGTTTGCCTGTCGGAAAGTCACGCAATTGAGAAACGAGCAGCTTAGTGCCAATGCTATTAGATTTGAACCGGATCGTTCGCTGCGCCAAATATGGCCCAAGGCGACGGATACGAACTTGCTTGGACACCGTATTGACAAGCTGAATGACGGGACAAGGCATGCCAGCAGTCCTAGCACGCTCTTGAATTTGAACAGCCAGCAGTTGTTGGAATTGATTTGATTCGACAGCCACACCATCTGCCTTAAACTTTGTTTGTGTTTCAAGAACGGTGCTGACAATCTCTTCTGTACTGCGACGTTCTAGATTGGCTTCGCAGTAAAGTATCCCGTCAGCGTCCCTACCTAGTTTGACAATAGCGGAGTAGTCGCCGGACTTGCCGTCTGATCCTTTCGACGGATCAACGCCAATTGTTTTGATGACAACGGTGCTGGGCCACTCGTCGAACCAGATCGAATCGGCAAAGTATTCTGACGGCCACTCGCTTCCGTCCGGGTCAACGAATAACCCAGCAAGCTCTTGATCCGCAAACTTTCCAGCGTATTCGCCTTGCAAGTTCTTAATAAATTGCTGGCTTAGGAACGGGTTGGCATAAGTCGAACTGTGATGAAGCGACGACCCCGGTCTATTCTTGCCAAATGTTTCATATGTCCAATGACTTTGGCCCTTCGGCGTGAATGTGGCAGACAACCAGCCCGCGCTGGATTGTTCACGCAGGCCACCGATTGCGATTAGGTAGGCGTCGTGATCCATGATAGATGCTTCGTCTAGCCAGATGCCGGTTAGGTTAGGGCCGCGAAGACGTTCTGGTCGATCTGCTGATCGGAATAGGATTTCACTACCGCCGGGAAGTTTAATAGACGGCGGGCTGACACGCATCTTGGACGGATCAAAACAATGTAGTTGAATTGCGATTTGTTTAAACGATCTCAACGTCACATCGGCTAACACGTTGTAAGTAGGGGCGATAACCATATACAAACGGCCACGACCTTCAGGACGGGTGGCACGACGAATCATGTCGTATGCGCCGATGAAAGTTTTGCCTGCACCACGACCGCCCACGAATCCACGATACGGCTGCATGCAGGCAGTGAATTCAGCCTGTGTACGGTGCAACGGCACTGTCAGGCGTTTGTGGCGCATCAACAATCTCCTCTGCGATCTCTACCTGTATCGACTCGACCTGTTGATATTCTTGACGTTCAATGTAACCACGCTTCCTACCCTGCGTTTTAAGCAAGAAACAAACGGCCCATGCCTGCCCATTGCCAACTGCTTCGATTAACTTTGCCTCAGCGAAGTCAAGTACCCGATTGCGTTCCGTCTCAATGATCTCACGAATAGCTGGTTTCTTTTGGGCACGGTGAAAGATCGTGGCGGGATCGCATCCTAAGTTTTGCGCCGCAAGATATACCAGTCCCCTCGCGCGGGTTATTGCGGCGATCATTTGTTTGTCTGTGAACTTGGGCCTGTTTGCCATGTTATTGTTTCCGCTTAGACGATGCAATTTTAGGCGTGGCAATATGTGGCGGATTCTTTGCCTGCTTGCGAATCTCTTCGCGCAGGATCAAAGGGACCGCATCACGCCAACAAATCTTGTGATGAATCCTTCTATTAGTGGTATTCAGCATTGAAACTTTGACTGCGGATGGGCAAAGCATGACCGTATAGAAAGACTTTTGATACGTGCCCGACTCAAGATAGGCGTCGCTCATGCCACCGCTGCTTTGCTGTGTCGAAGCTTGATTCAACGAGAAGAACGGGATCGTGCAAAACAATTCTCCAATGTTGCCAAGCGCCACATACGTGTTCACATCTTCGTTCAGCCTTCCTCGAAACGTGAACGGGCGTTCAGAGTCGCAGAAGAATGAATTCATGCACTTGCGCCTCATCTTTGGCTCTGCGGCAAATGGTTTGTTGTTTTTGCCTCCGATGAAATCTCCGCCTTGCGCCATGGCAACCGATGTGCAATTAGTCGCTTTCAAGAATTCAACGAACGCATGAAACACTTTGTTTAAGTATTTGGTGCCAAGTAAGTGATCTGGGTATTGGCCAGAGCCTGTTATTCTGAATTGAAAGTTAGTGTAGTCGTCGTCAAATTGTACAAACCATCTATACCCTAGTTCTTTAGCAATACTGAACGATGCGTTTCGCGCATGCGCCGTGGTCCTACGTTTGTCAAAGTTGTCCATTTCATCTATCTTGTCTGCCCACGCCTTCTTGTCAAATATCTTTACTGCGTCACCGTAAAGCTTTTGATATTCAGCGATAGTATCGTCTTCGTTATCGACGATGTAAAAGATAGGCCCTGTGTACCCTGCATTGCGCACAGTAGTTGTGGTTTTGATATTGTTTGGCCTGCCGTGCGTGATAATAAAAACGGCAAAGTTGTCTGGGTGCGAATCACTCTTGCTCATGTTCTTCCTCGAATATCTGTGAAAGAGAATTGCTGATTTGAACGTAACCGTTTTCGATTGCCTTATTCATATCAATGATGACAAGTGCTGATCGTTCCATTAGGTCTTGGATATTAGCGGGCGAATGCGCATAGTAATCCGCGCACAATTCATAGTTGAACACAATGTGGCGAGTGGCTGCAAGCCTTAATAGATTTTTGCAAGCGTCGTCGATACCTTCCGCAGCATTAATTTGAGCAATAAGCTGGTCGTACTTTTGCAATCCAACGATGGCTTTCTCGGAAGGCTTCTCATTCTTTGGTTCGTATACTGGCGCTTCGATTGTGCGCGTATACATTGGTTCCTCTTCGTCGCCATCAAGATTGTAATCCTGAGACAGCCCAGACAACATAGCAGCAAGCGCCTTGTTGTCGGTCTGCACGCTCTCCAAAATTGCGGAAAGTTTTTCAGAATCTGCGTCGGCCATGCAAGAAAGTGGGTCGTACGTTGCAAGTATCTTGTCGGCTTCTGTTTCGTTAACGTCAAGAATCAACACTGGGATGCTTGCGTTACCAACTGTTTCGGTTCGCAGGTGACCGTCAATCAGCATAAGCCCATTTGCGGTTTCACGCGCAAGAACTGCGCCAGCGAATCCAATCTCTGATAACAAACCCTGCAAAGCTTCCTGTTGCTCTTTAGGATGCTTGCGCCAATTCTTTGGGTTAGGCAACAATTCATTAGCCGGAACGCGGCGAAACTCTTTGATGCGGTCTCTGATCTTCATGCGATTGTTTCTTTCAGTGCCTGTATGACAACGCGCATGGACGACGGGCCACGACGCGGGATGAACTCCTGAGTGATCTTACGAATTACTTTGGTGTTGTCGTTTGCGATAATCTTTAGCTTCTGAAGCATATCAAGTGTAGGTTTCAGCGTGTTATCTAGGTCGCGCGAGTAAGACCATGAGTCGCCGCCGTAGATAGTTAAGTCTATAGACAATAGGCCTTCTACACGCCCTACGGTTGGCGCTACAAGGAATGCACATTCGGTTAGCCAAGTCTTGTAAGATTTGGAAGAAACAATCCTCGGCCTTCGAGTAGCGTATCCCGGTCGAGGCTTAGGGGCAATAAGCGTTGTCATTTGATTAGCAGATGTTGGGACAGATAACTCAAGAACGACTTGATCAACTAACGCTCTGGTCTTGATCGTGAATCGTTTCATAGCCAGTCCTCAGGAATTCGATAGCGTCGCCTGAATGATAGTAATCTTTTACAATTCCAACCGCTATCCATCCGTGTGCTTTCATCCAGTATTGCTCCCTGACTGATCTTTCTGGCACGTAGCATTGGAATATAGACGTGACTTCGTGATCGATTAGTGCGTTGTGCAAGTACGTTCCAAGCCGATCTTGAAAGCGTCCTTCTTCTGTGACGCATAACCGTTCAAGCCTGTAGATGTTTCCGCGTCGCTTAGTCACGAAACCATATGCAAGTAAAACATTCTTGACGCTGAACCAAACGTTTAAACAAAGTCTTGAATTAAGCATCTTGTCAATCATTTGACCGTTCAACGCGTCCGGTCCAAATTCGGCAATCTCATGTTCTAAGATTGCCGCTTTCAGGGCCGCTCGGGTCATTTGATTGACAGAGTTTTTATCTGTCACCGGAATCGCCCTCAAGTTGAAGCGTCCAATACTTGCGGTTGTTGATCATTGACTCGGTGATAGTGTCTGGATCAGATCGCATGGCTCGATACAATCTGTCCATAGATATACCAATCGCTTCTGCCGCGTCAATGATGGGTTTCACTTGCGACACGCCGTCCTGACCCTGTAAGTGAGCAAGCAGCCATGCCTTGTCCGAGTCAATAAACGATGGGCGTCCGGGGCGGCGTTGCTGCTGATTGCGTCCGGGCTCGTCCATAGCTGGCGCACTACCGGGCGGCGTTTCATCGTATTCGTTACCATGGTCGCTCATGGTTACACCGAGTGCTACAGGCTTTTTAGCGTTAGTCTTATCGACCCAGAGTTTGCGCCGATTAGGTTCTCCGTCAGGATCTGGGCAATCCAGTTTGATCACCTGCCTGCAAGCTCCCACAATGCGACGACCTAATGCTTCGCCACCCTTGTTTAGATGCGTAACAAGGATGATTGATGTGTTGCAGCGTGTGGCAATCTCAGCAAGAGGCTTAAAGAACAATTTTGCCTCTTCGGGCCGCGTTGTGTTGCGGTCCGTTGCGCTGCCGCATGTGTCTACAAACACAAACGCAGGCTGAATGCGCTTGATGCGTCGCTCAAGATTAGCTAAGTCTTCCACTGTGTCTAAGTTAGTCCCCGCATAAGGATTTGATCGACGCGAGTTAAGCACAATCGCTTCGGGAAGGAAGTCAAATTCCTTTGGAAGTGCGCCTAATTCTGACCACTGGCTGTCCGCAGCGATCCAGATTGCCCTGCTTCCTACGGGCAGGTTTGCAGGTGTTCCATCTGGCCATGGCAACCCAAGGAACACGCGCCGCAACAGGTCCGCACACAATCTGGTTTTGCCAACTCCCGGTTCGCTGGCTAGTGCGGTGATCGTGCCCTTCTGGATCCACCCCGGCCACGTCCATTGAACCTCTGCTTGCAGGGCTAGTAAGTCTGCAGCCGTAGCGTCGGGGTCTTCGTCATCTGTATCTGGTACATCTGTGGCAATTCTTTCCGGCCCTGTGTACAGCTCGACTGTTCTAGACCGTGGCGTTGATGTTGGCTGCGCAGGCTTGGCTGCAACAAGCAGATGGCCAAAGTTGGTTCCAATCTTACGAGCGTCTCGGATCTTGTGCAGCAATTCCCGCTCTGACCATTCAGGGGCGCAGCGTGAATTCCATTCAGCCATTGCGACAAGCGCGTCTGATTCCGAAAGGCCGAATCCTTCGACCGCAATCATTGCCGCATGAAATGCCCTGCTGTGACCGCTTTGGCCAGATATGGCTGGGGGTACTTTGGCAAGGTAAGCTTTGCACCTGCCGACTGTATCGGTTTGGCTTGAACCGCGCTGCCGATCAAGGCTAGCCAGTGCGGCGTCCTGATGCTGCCACGCGGCCAATATTGTATTCAATGCCGCATTGTTGCCAAAAGTAGACGATGAGTCCTTTTGTTTTGCGGCAGTGGTAACCCATGCTAACCTATGTGGCCGCTCGGCGGTTGCGCCCCCTTTGCGCGCGTGCGTGCCGTACAACTTCCAGATGCGGCTTGCATTATAGGTTCGCGTGTCAACTTTGGCTCCTGCTGTCGAGCAGCGTTGATCAAGCCCTGATAGCAAAGATTTGATCTTATCGCGCGTAGGATCGTCGTTCGGCAAAAGTACTGGGTAACACAAATGCCAACCGTTTCCCGAACTTGCAACAATAGGATCGGCCCAACCAGATGCGGTCATTGTGGCCTGCACAGATGATAACACTCGCCACGCTTCCGCACGTTCGGTATCGGTAGCGGATACGTTAGCTGGGCGCGTTGGGTCAACGTCAATGAGTATCCAATGGCGTTTAAGCACATCAGCGTCTGTAGCGCATGTTCGCGCGGGTCCAATTCGATTGGTAACAGGCATCGCAATTGGCTGAGGCAAAAAGTACACGCCCCTGCTTGTTTGCATATCGGCGGCTGCGGCGGCCATCACATGAATGTGTTCATAATCAAATACACCGGAAAAACTTCCACCGTCCGTGAATGCTCGCAGTTCGGTGATAGTGCCCGGTTCAATAAACAATTTCAAATACGATTCGATTGTTGCGGCCCTGTCCTGTGTCATATGCGTTCTCCAATGTATTGCCTGATGAAATTCAATCCCAATCGCAGCCTGTTTGAGGATGTGCTATAGCCTGTGCCACCAAGTAAACTTCTAAGGGGTATGCCAGAGAGTTTTAGTTTAACAAGAGAAGCTTGATCATCGGGCAACAAACCGATTGCCTCGTGAACTTTTTCTCTTAGTTCTTGTTTGACTGCAAACTCTTCTGGCAGCAAGTCGCCACAGTAATGGTCAGTCTCGTCTTCGTGAATCGAGAAAGTTGGTGTGCATCGCTTAAGTGCTTGCGAACGATAGATGTATTCGATTCGCATTCGCGCTACGACGCATGTTACCCACGTTGAGAACTTTGATTTTGTCCTGTCGTATAGGTGTAGTTTTTGCAGGACACGCAGGAGAGTTTCCTGCACCCAGTCCTCGATATCCATCGATGCGATCGGGTGTCTATTAGCGGCCCACCTAGTCAGCCGGATCTGATCATTAGTCATGCGCCACCTCCGCACTGGCAGGTCCACACGTCACCTAGATCTTCAAACTTGCGAAGCGAAACTAAATGCCTCTGAGAAGAATATTTGGGCATGTTAAATGTGATCTTTATGTATCGCATTTCTTTTCGTTTGCTTGCGTTGTAGGCGATTATCTTTGCTTCGGCCATGGTACTACAACGGACAACAAACTTATTGATCTTGCCACAAGCGTGGCCCCAGCCACTCATAAACTTATCGGTCATGGTCACGTAATACATTTCAAACCTCCTTGAATAAGTTAACTAATCAAACGCCACAACTAGCGGCCAGATCCGCCATTTTGCCAAGCCACTCTTCATTTGAATCGCAGCCGTGATCGCCAACGATAATCAAATCCTTCGTGGACCGGGTGATGGCGATGTACGCCAGATTGACTTCTTGGATGCAAGCCTGCGAAGTGCGGCCAAAGCGTCCGAGTTTCTCGGGGCATAGTATGGCCACACGGCTTGACTGAGACCCCTTGGCGCGGTGAATGGATGACAACACTACTTGCTTGGACTCGTCTACAGCGTCGCCAAACATCGCATCGAGTGAATGATGTAACCCATCAAGGCTTTCCACGTTGTCGATCATGACCGATAAGCAATCGCACTGATCGGTATGTTTTTGCATGACCGCTTCGGTCACATCCTTGGCAGATAACAACTCGGCCTGATTCTGACGATACTTAGCGAGCTTTCCGGCAAGGTCGTTTAGGTTTGTGGGCTTGAGGCGCTTGATCAGGTTGTACAGTCCAGCACCAATATCACGGCCGCGAATCTTGGCGGAGCGTCCTGAGGCAATCAGTCTGTAGGCCATGCCAAGAAGTGGCGCGTTAGTGCGGCAAATCACCATGTCGCCTTCCTCGAGCATATTGGTTACGCCCTGCGAACTGGATTCGATCACCGATCCGGCTGGCGCGTTAGGTCTGTCCTGAATGGTGGGCACCAAAATTCTGGCAAGATCAAGGTGACTGCTAGGGCATCTCCAGCATACCGTCAGGGGCAAGCTGACAGACCCAAGCTGATTTGTCATATTGTGAAATGAGTCTGTGTCTGCGCCAGCAAATCCCATGATCGCCTGCCTAGGATCACCAACGTGCATGACGCGTGGCGCAAGCCGTGTGATCAGTTGCTGCTGCGCAGGATTGAAATCCTGAGCTTCGTCAGCAATTATCAAATCAGACTGATATCGAGTAAGGTTCAGATAGTGCGGCATCGTGATCATATCCGTGAAATCCATTGTGCGCTTGCAATGAATCCCTTCGCCTACCGCAGCCTTGGCGATTGGGAACATCATCTGATGAACATCTAGGTTCTCTGGCGCTTCCCAGCCCATACTGGCTAGTGCGTCGCCAAGATTCTGAAGGTCTTGCTGAGAGGGGCTGAGCGGGATCAGTTGATTCCTCCACGCTTCAACGACCGTGAACACTGGTGTGTATTCGTCTTTAAGTCGTTTCGTCCTGCTGTCTACAAGATTAGGATTCTGCCGTGCGATAATATCGCGATACTTATCCTGCACAACCTGCCGCCTGCCACTGGACTGGACAAGACGGCATCCAATCGAATGCAGCGTTGATGCGGTCCCAGCACCGCCAAGTCGCTGATTAAGTTCTTCCGCAATGTGACGATTAAACGCTGTGAATTGAACTGATCCCTGTGCTTCTTTAGCGGAATCTACCGCTGTGTGCGTCTTGCCTGTCCCCGCTAATGCGTTGACCGCAATGTTGTTATCTGTACCCTTGATCGCATCATAAATAGCAATTTGTTCAACAGTATTCGCCATGACCAAAACCTCCGTGTGATATCGAATGACAAAACGCCACCCGATAAGTTTAATATAAACATTGTTGCGTCAAATGAAATACTATTTTGACGAGTACCGCAAAACTTTTTCTAGCTTGGCAATTCTTTCTTCTAGATTGATAATTCGTTTTCTAATCATCAACGTGTGGTCAGTCCAAAACTTGCGCATGTTTTTAGCAGTTGCGTCCCGTAGTTGCTTTTTATGCTTAAGCTGCTTTAAGTGCGCAGTGACCTTTCGTGCCCCAACTCCATGTAACGGGCGCGGGAATAGCTTTCGCACCATGCTGACATGCCACACATGCGGACTTCCTTCGCGCGCTGGACGTGGAATCAATCCACGTTTCAGCCATCCTAATACAGTGGGTGTTCCAACCTTGACCAACTCGCCAATTGCTTCCGTCGTGACCCACGTCTTCACTTGCCAGCCTCCTTGCTTAATAAGCTTCGTCGCAAAACTTCTACGTTGCCGGGTGCGTCAATAATCACTTTGACCTGATTGCTGTGAAGTGGGTGCGGGATGATTCGCACCGTGAAGGTTTGGGTTTCCTTATGACTGTGAACCTTAAAGAATAGATCGTCTTCGTCCTTATCCGGTCGAATCGAAAGGACTAACATAAACTCAACTCCTTGTTATTCTATTTCAAAAAGCATTTGAACCGCCCACATGGCCCAGTACAAAGAATAGCCTATCAAACTACAGACTATTCCTGCTCCGAACCATGCGAGCGTTTCGTCAAATCGAGTGGGTGGCAACCGCTCATCCATTATCGTTGGCCCACATCATCATTATCAAAAACAAGACAAAAAGTATATATGTTGTGCCGCTCATCGGTACCTCACGCATGCGTACCAGCCATTGCGGCCACGTACTACCGATTGCTCGACGATTGGCCGTTGACCGTAGTAGCAACAATTGCGAAGTGCTTGGCCTGCCGAACTGGAAGAGAACCCAACGCCCTCGTAACGATATGACCCGCCACGATGCGCCATGCGGCATTGTGCTGCGGACTGGCAGGCTGATTCGTGTGCGGTCAATCCACCAGCGGCTTGAGCCATCGGTGCAAACAGCAAGCAGGCAAACAAGGATCGAATCATAAGAAACTCCTACTCCTCACTATTGAGGATCGCACCAGCCGGGAGACGATCCCAGCCGCCACCAGAGTGGCGAACCCCATTGGTGCGAATCGTGGGTGCGAGGGCGGTTCCCACGATCACGGCGGATACTTCAGACGGGCATGAGTAGCCGTCCCCTCGCCTTCCGTGGTCAGAACGGTAATGGTCCCTCTGTTGGCATATCGGAATTCCCAGCAATGCTGAGAATCTTTATGTTGTGATAAGTTTTAGACCCATCAACCGATGTGGTCTTTTGTGCTCGAAAACGCACACCTGCCAATGTTTTTAACGCTCGTGGAAGCTCTTGAGAAAACATCTTGCCATTCGCTTCGGTCCATGTGTTAGTGGCAACACCAAGTATCAACAAGTCCGATCCTAGAGCATTGGCATTCGCTTGTGACCGCAAAAAAGTTGCCGCTTCAATTGTATGAGCGCCTTCTACCATGTAGGACCAACGCACAATGTCGTCGCCTGTTCTTGCCGTCTTGGTTAGTTCCGCAGACAGTATAGTGAACACCCACGTGCCGTCTGCGATCGAATCCAAGCCCGGTGCAATACCGGATGCTTTGGGAGCAAATCCACGATCAAAATGCTCAAGACTCATGCTGCACCTCCTTCGGTTTTGATAGCGTCACGTTCTTCGATGATTGAAACCATGTGCTTGATAACCTCGTCCGCTTGTGCGGCCGTTAGTTGATGCGTACGAGTCACATTGTATGCTGACAGTACATTCCGCCAAGCATCGGCATCGAGTCCAGACTGTTTGAATAGTTCTGAAATCCTAAGAATTGTTATAGGGGACAAACGCTCCTCGACAGCAGGCGTTGGCTCCGGTGCGGGTGTCGCATTGGGGACCACATGCGCTGTCAAATCGATAGGAATATCCTGCGCTTCTTCTCGCGTGATCAGCCCACGCAAGACATCTGGGAAAGCATCGCGCAGACAAAAGCCTCGCGCTC